TAAAGCCTACTGTAGATAAATTAAAAGAATTAAGTATAGGTGCATTACGCACAGAAACTAGAAGCATCCTTAATTATGCTGCACCAGCGGTAAGTGGATTGCAACAATTAATAGCACCTACCCAGCCAGGTACTTTTGAAGATTTAAGAGGTAGCATATCTGGATTACTAGAACAATCTAGGCCTAGCATTACAGGCTTAAAAGAATTATTATCAGGTATTCAGCAAACCTCAGGGGCTACAATCAATTTAACAGTAGATGCTAGTGGTGATAAATTAAGCCAGGCTATTGCAGAAAGCATCCAACTAGCTGGACGTAATGGTTATAGCACAGTACCAGCTGGATTTATAGTATGACAGTACCAGTAATCAATGCAGTAATTAACTTTAGCACTGGCCCTAGTTTTGCTCAGGCTATTATTTTTGATTCAGGTATCTTTGGCACAAACGTTTTTGCAGATTCAGCGGCTGTAATCGTAGATGTATCTAATCAAGTAAACAGAATAGAAACTAATAGAGGCCGTACTGCACTCAGTGATGAGTTTCAAACAGGCTCGCTTACTCTACGCATAACAGATCAAAATGGTGATTTTAACCCACAGAATCCATCTAGCCCATATTACAATCTATTGACACCTATGAAAAAGGTGCAGATTACTGCTACTTATGGCTCAGTTACTTATCCTATATTCGCAGGGTTTATTACAAGCTACGTTACAACCTATCCAGATGACGGAGAAGGTGTAGCAATTACTACTATACAAGCTGTAGATGCTTTTAGATTAGCTCAATTAGCACAGATAAGCACAGTGGCTGGCACTAGCGCAGGTCAATTATCTGGTGCACGTATTGACGATATATTAGATCAGATTTCATGGCCAACATCCCAACGTGATATTGATCCAGGCTTAACTACATTACAGGCAGATCCAGGCACTAACCGCACAGCACTACAAGCTCTATTTACAGTAGCCAATTCTGAATATGGCGCTATTTATGTCAGTGCTGATAATAACTTCGTATTCCAAGATAGAGGTGTAACGGCTGGATCTATTGGCGGCACACCCACAGTGTTTGCAGATGATGGATCTGGTATAACATATTTTGATGCTACTTGGATACTAAATGACGTACTGGTATTTAATAAAGCCACTATAACTAGAGCTGGTGGTAGCCCGCAGGTAGCCCTAAATCAAGCCAGCATAGATAAGTATTTTCTCCACAGCTACTTTTTAGATAACCTATTAATGGAATCAGATGCCGTAGCTTTAGATTATGCCCAGGCTTATGTCGCTTCTAGGCAAGAAACCACTATACGAGTGGATGCCATAGTCCTAGACTTATACACGCCTAGTTACAATTCAGGCATAGTAGCCGCCTTAGACCTGGACTTCTTTGATCCAATTACAGTTAAGACCACCCAGCCAGGCGGATCAACCTTAGAAAAGACTTTACAGATTTTTGGGGTAAGGATGAATATAACCCCGAATAGTTGGAAAACCACCTTCACAACGCTAGAACCAGTGATAGATGGGTTTATAATAGGCAACGTAGATTACGGGGTCTTAGGACAAAACGTTTTATCTTATTAAGGAGTAGAAATGCCAACAGGTTTACCAGCCGCAACAGGTGATGTATTAACAGCTGCTAGTTACAATTCGCTAGTTGCCTTTACAGTAGGTACTGCCAACACTACAGATTACACAGCTGTATTAGCAGATCAGTACCAAGTGTTAGAAGTTATGAACAAGGCAACTGCAATCGCCTTTAATATTCCAACAGATGCATCCGTAGCATTTCCAGTAGGTACTGCAATTACAGTATTAAATATTGGTGCAGGTCTTTGCACGATTAGCGCAGTAACACCAGGTACTACCACAGTGTTAAGTGCTGGCGCAGTTGCAGCATCTCCAACCCTTGCGCAATACAAGACAGCCGTTTGCATTAAGACAGCTGCTAATACTTGGTATGTGGTAGGCGGAATTGCTTAATACAATCCTTGGCAGTTTATCTAGCGGTGTGGCGGCTTCCACAAACAGTTATGAGTCTATTGCTACTACAACTGTTGGCTCAGGTGGTAGTGCAAACGTAACATTTAGTTCAATACCTTCTACTTATACGCATTTACAGATTAGAAGTATTGGAAGAACTACACAAAGCGCAACTGCTTCTTATATAGAAATAGAAATGAACTCTGATACTGGCTCTAATTATTCGTTTCATATTTTACAAGGTGATGGTTCATCGGCAGTTGCAGGAAGTTTATCCTCTCAAACAAAAACTTATGCTAGAAATTTTACGGCTGCCAATGCTGGTGCAAGTACTTTTGGCGCTATAATAATTGATATATTGGATTACGCAAATACTAATAAATATAAAACAATAAGAAACTTAGGTGGCACAGATAATAACGGAAGCGGAACTATAAACTTAACGAGCGGTTTGTGGATGAGTACTTCTGCCATTACATCAATTAAGTTTACTCCAGAATCGGGCAACTTTGCCCAGTATTCTCAATTTGCCCTATACGGAATTAAAGGTGCTTAAATGACATCAACCTATGAAATGATAGCAAGTCAAACTTTAGGTAGTGCAACCGCAACTGTTACCTTTAGTTCTATACCTGCTACATATACAGATTTAGTTTTAGTATCTACAATACTTGACCCTAATGGTTATGTAGTAATGAGATATAACTCAGATTCAGGCAATAATTATTCAAGAACTTGGATGTTTGGTAATGGCTCAACTGCTGGTTCTAATAGGGGTAGCAATATATCAGGATTAGATTTGAAGGCTAAAGATGCTAGTAGCGGTTCAGAATATGCACCAACTATTACTCAAATTATGAATTATTCAAATACAACTACATATAAAACAACTTTAATTAGACAGGCTTTTAGTGGTGAGGTTGCTGCTTATGTAGGAACTTGGCGCTCAACATCTGCAATAAATACTATTACCTTAACTAACGATATGAAAACTGGATGTACTTTTACCCTATACGGAATAAAGGCAGAATAATGGCAACTACATATACTTTAATTTCAAGTGTTACGGTTGGTAGTGGTGGTGCTAGCAGTATGACTTTTAATAGCATACCTAGTACCTATACCGATTTGTGTTTTTTAATTTCTGCTCGTTCTACTGACGCTGGTGGTGGAGATTATGTTGTAGCCAGACCTAACGGTGCTACTACTAATTTTACTTTTAGAAATCTAGCATCTTATGACAGTGCTACTCCAGTTAGTGAAAATGGTACTTTAGAGTTTTACACACCAATACCTGCGGCTGGTGGTACTGCTAGTACTTTTGGTAGTACTCATATTTATATACCTAATTACAATTCTAGTAATTACAAATCTGCAAGCCAAGAAGGAGTAAATGAGCGTAATAGTAGTTCTGGTGCGCTTATGTTAAATGCAAACCTTTGGTCTAATACTGCGGCGATTACATCTTTTACCTTAGTTACTTTGTTTGCAAACTTTGCCCAATACTCAACCGCTTATCTATATGGAATATCTAACGCATAAGGAGAAATAATGACAAATAAAATAATCGTAGATTGCTCAACAGGTGAGGTGCAGGAGATTGCACTTACGGCTGATGAGATTGCAGAGCGTGAGGCTATGGCTGCCGAGTACGCAGCACAGAAGGCAAAAGAAGAAGCTGACAAGGCTGCTAAGGCAGAAGCTAAGGCTGAGCTATTAGAGAAGCTAGGCATCACAGCCGAAGAAGCACAACTACTTCTAAGTTAATGAAACCAAGATTATGCGCAGCTGGGGTGCAGTTAAGGGATCAGGTTGATACCTGGTATCCAGATCGCCGCACTACCAGTGATGGGTGGATTGGTGATGCTCGTCATTCCGCCACCAGATCGGATCATAATCCAGACGAATCTGGGATCGTCCGAGCCATTGATATTGATAGTCGTTTGGATACATCCGAGCAGCTCTCGATATATTTGGCTGACCAGATCAGGGTCTGTGCTAAAACCGATAAGCGCATATCTTACGTAATCCATAATGGCTTTATTGCATCAAGAAGGTTTGGATTTAAGTGGCGGCGCTATAGGGGCATAAACCCCCACAAATCACACATACATTGTTCATTTACTAAAGCAGGCGATAAAGATTCTAAGCCGTTTGATATACCACTACTAGGGGGAAAAATATGAAAATAACAAAGAAGCAAAAAGCAATACTAAAATCCTATGCACGTGGGGTGTTAGTATCTTTTTTAACATTTTTAGCAAGTAATGAATTAGGTTTAGATCCAGCACTGTCTGTAGTAGTTGCAGCACTTGCTGGCCCAGCAGCTAGGGCTCTAGATAAATCCGATAATGCTTACGGCATCGGTGCAGATGCGAAATGAGTCCAGCGGAATGGGCTGGCTTTGGCGCTGGCGTTATGGCCGTGCTATCAGGCGTGCTAATAGGATTACGTTTTTTAGTTAAAGGTTGGCTCAATGAGTTACGCCCTAATGGTGGCTCTAGCATGAAGGATCAATTAACTAGATTAGAACAGCGTGTCGATGATCTATTCCTTATCATGAATAAGCGACAATAGCAATATGGCTACCGCACGCAAACGTAAGAAAATTAATAAGCGCAAGGGTAAATACACCCATGAGCAAATTAATACTAAGTTAGATACTTATGCCATATCGTTGCGTGAGTTTTATTTAAGCCTAAGACGTGCAGGATTTCCAGTAGATCAAGCTCTAGGAATGTGCGATAAAAATGTATTTCCAGATTGGCTAACACCATCTAATCCAGACTTTGATCCAGTTAATCCAGACCATGACCCCTACGAGGATGAGGACTAACTAATTGCGTAAAATCGCTTTTGTAAGTGATTTGCAAGTACCATTTTTTAATGAGAAGTCTGTTAAATCTGTTGGCCGCTTTTTGGCTAAATGGAATCCGCATAGGACTATATGCATTGGTGATGAGATTGATTTACCACAGCTAGGTGGTTTTAATGCTGGCACCATTGATGAGATGGTTGGCAATATAAACGATGATAGAAAACAAACACAAGAAGTCCTAACATATTTAGGCGTAACAGATGTATTAGGAAGTAACCATGGAATCAGACTTTATCGATCAATTAAAAAGCGACTACCATCTTTCCTCAACTTACCCGAAATGCAGTATGAGCGTTTTATGGGATATGACAAGCTCGGAATCAAGTTCAGTCCTTTCGGGCTTGACTGGGCGCCAGGCTGGACTGCCGTTCATGGAGATGCTTTCCCTCTTAGCCAAGTGCCTGGACAAACGGCCTTAAACGGGGCTAGAAGGCTAGGTAAGAGCGTGGTCTGTGGTCACACCCATAGACTAGGAATATCGGCCTTTACAGAGGCATCTAGAGGCCAATTAGGGCGTACTGTATGGGGAGTAGAAGTCGGAAATCTCGTTGATTTGAGCAGTTCAGGCATGGCGTATACAAGGGGCTATGCTAACTGGCAACAAGGCTTTGCCGTGGCATACGTGCATGAGCGTAAAGTTCAGGTAATAACCATACCTATAAATGCAGATGGCAGCTTCATATTTGAGGGCAAACTCTACAAATAACGTTATCAAATCGTTATCAAAATTAAGCCCTAAATCATCCACAAAGTCATACACAAGTGTCACACTATTGACATGCCACAAAGCGTGTGCATAGAA